ATTAACTCAGCCATACTACGCTGTTTCTTGCTTTTTTCTATAGTCTGCTATTGCTGATTTTATGGCATCTTCGGCCAGGACCGAACAATGTATCTTAACTGGTGGTAAAGCCAACTCTTCAACAATGTCCATATTTTTGATTGCCTGTGCTTGTTCAACTGTTTTGCCTTTGAGCATTTCTGTGACCAGGCTACTTGACGCAATTGCCGAACCACAGTTATGTGAGCCTACTCTATTAGTGAAGTATACATGCGACCCTTCCTCTAATTTTAGATCATATACTGTAACATTGTTTCCGATTCGGGCACATCCCCGCAACTGATTTTTATGTGTAATAGTATTCACTGACAACACCTTCATGCCGTTGTGGATGAAATTTTGCACCTGTTCCAATGATTGGTCAAACTCCTCAACTGCTAAAAATAAAGTATCATACCCAGCGGTTTTAAGCTGTGTTGATCTATTTTCAATGTAATCTGACTCGTCTGATCTATCTTGCATAAACTTGGGCATTTTTTTAGTATAAACTTCTATGCACTTTTTTTTGCCCGGCACAATAAAATCTGGACTAGCGGGTCCGTTGGCAGTCTGTAACCATATTTTTCCAGCAGAATATTTGGCTGCAACATTGTTGTCTTCAAATAATTTTATATATTTTTCTTCCAGCTTGGTAACCAAAGTGCGGTCAATATTGCTCATCCCCTGTTTCCATTTTTTAACATATTCTGGATTTTGCCACATTTTTTTAGATGCTCTTGAGGAACGATGTTTCTTTAACTTAAGATCTTTGCACACATACCCGGGTTGGTTTTGCGGTAACACATTGTGATCAAATGATTTATTAAATTCGCGCATCCTTGCGGCATTTTTTTGCTTAATGTCATCTCTATATCGATTATTAGTTAGTTTTCTTAATTCATGTTCGGTTATTTCGTATAATTCCTGTCCAGCCACCAAATCTTTAGCCAGTATAGGTTTGTTGTTGGCATTCCAAAATACATGTTCACTAGTGCATATTAATTGAAATGTTCCTGGGTTAATACCGTTGCGACTAGTTTCTCTTTGGAATGTTACTACTAGTAACTCCTCTATAGGAACAGACCGTGTGATGATTTCTTTGATCCTATTTGGCCTAACTTCAACCCCGTCCCAGGATAATACCTGATCGCCAACAGCAAGTTCAGATATCTTTTTAATGTGTGCGGGAGTGTTTACTGGGGTGTTGCTAACAAAACATCCATAAGTTTTGAACTTTGCATCTGTTATGACACCATTCTCCACTTTTATCTGGAGCTTCATGACATCTCCGCAAGCTGGCGCACCAACCATACCAGTGCCAACTTGCGGATCCTCCTTATCTAAACTTCCCACATTTCTGGGATTTTCGTAATGGTCTAATACCTGCTTACTGTAGGACATTATATTCTCCTAATACTTTATTTACAGTTTCCTCAGATTGGAAACTGTCCCATTTACTTCTATTTTCTTCGCCTAATATAAATCTTAAATTTGCTTTACTACCAATAATGCCCGGATCTATTCCTAATGCAAATCCTTGTTTATACGGTATAATATGATCCATTTGTAAATCTGTCTTTCTTTTGCCCGTTTTAGGGGCACCTCCTTCTTTCTTCATGCTATACCAAGAACGATATGTTGCTTTCTTGCATTCTCTTGTATGCTGTATAGTCATCGTCTACGTAATTTTTAGGATGTTGGTTATTCATTTTTCCGTCCCAGTTAGGATTTCCTTTTCCTGACCATTTTTGACTCTGACTTTTGTTAGGTATACCTTTATTCCATCCCCAACCTTTCTTTAATCCTTCTGTATTTTGTTTAGCTTTCTGTTCTTCTGTAAGTTTTATCCCTAGATTCCAGGGTATGCCCTACTCTATTATTAGGATTTTTACATGGTTGTGAACAGTAATCTAAGAAACGGGGTTTAGTTTCAAATTCGTTCTTACAATAAAGACATTTTTAACAATACTGTATTTGTTTTTCATACTAGTATTTATCATCTTGGAGCACTAGTATGTGAAAAACAATAGTTGAGTGTTATACTCAACTATTTATCAGGGTATGGCTGGGGTTATTTTAAAATATGCTAGAGTCGCGACGTTTACCGGCACGTTTAGCCATGCTGTCAACTGTGTCTATTGGGTTTTGGCTAGGGTCGCCAGCGGGAGTGTTGGTTGTAGTATCATCAGAGGATTCGTCGTCCTCTGAACGCAATTCTACGTAGTCTTTGTTAAAGGTTTTGATTAGATTTTGCACAGCTGGGTCATTTTCATTAGCCTGCACTAGCGCATTATAATCAAACGTGCGGTCAGTGTTTACTACCATGTTGATTAGGCTTTTTGTGCTGATTTTAGGCGCTTGGTTTTGATCTTTGTACCGCATGCGGATAAGTTCCAACGCCGTTACCAGGTTTGCACCTGGTGCACTGTTAGATATTTCGCGTAATCGCATTAACGAACTTCTCTACCGAGCTCTTCAGACCCACCTGTTGCTGCATCTGTTGCTGCAAACCCGTCTGAATCATCTTGGTCTAAATCACTCATCGGAGCAGGCGCTGCACCAAGATCGTCTACCGGAGCACCCATTTCATCTCCTGGCATTGCCATTGGGTTGTCTACTTGCTCGCCACTTAGAATGCGCACACCTGTATCAACACCTTCGCGTGCTGCTTGTAGGTTTGTCATTAGTTCTTCTAATGTTGTACCTACTGCACTTTTAAATGCTTCTGCTTGCTCACTACCAATTTGATCACGGATGCTGTCTAGCAACTGTGGCAACTGTTCATTTTGCATTTTGCCAACTTTTTCAATAGCATCTTGTACGCTATCAACCATGTCTTTAGCAGCTAATAGCACTTCTGCATTACCAACTTCACCTTCGTTTAATTGTCGACGATTTTCATTTAACCAAGCGGCTAAACTTTCACGAACTGTAAGTAATTCCATATAACGTGGATTGCGTTCTGCTGTGTGGAAATCTGCACTGTGACGAATCTTGTTTAAGTTTTGTGAAATAGTTTCACTTAAACGCTCTGCCTTTTCAACAGTTAACTTGCCGAAGTCAAGAGCAAAACCGAAGCGGCTTTCCATCACTTTATTAATTTTCTTGGCGCTGGTGACTGCCATTTCTGATAGTTTCATTTTTTCTAATTCCTGTTTAGACTTTAATATATTTAGCAAGGTTAAGAGTTTTCTGTAATTCTTTTTTGACCTGTTCTAATTTATGCATTGTTTCGGTGTATCGGTTACTGTAGTATTCTGTGCCCCACTGATCATTTTGTGTGTTGGCTGTTTTGTATCGGTGTCTGTAAAGTGTTGCTTCAAATTCTAATCGATTTAATGCTGTATCCTGCTCTTTAATATCTTGTGCTATTTTGTGTTGTTTTTGGTGCACTGCTATACAATAAAATATAGCATCTTTACGGCTAAAAAAATCAAATATCTGTTGACCCTGTTCAACCACCCGCCAGCAATACTGGTCTACTTTGACCACTTTGTTGTTGCCCACAAGAACGTCGGTACCCATCTGGTAGCATAATGGCAACTGATTGTTGGCTAATTTAGCTAATTCGGTTTCTGTAAATCGACGAATTTTTTCTAAATTAAATTCAACTGTTGCGTTTTTTGTAATAGATTTTACCATCTTCGTTTGTGCGTAGTAATACGTCTTTGACTGTTAATTGATTAGCCAACAATTGTTCACGCTCATTTAATTTACTTTTTGCAATAGGGGTGTCACTAACGAATTGAACAAGCAGATCATTCTCTTCGTTGGTTATAGGTAATAATACGTTGTTGGTTAATTCTAAGATTTTCATAAAAGTAAGCCCTGGTCTTACTTTTATTTAGTTATTTGAATATGCCCGAGCCAATAAAGCCGATTAAGCTTGCCAAGAGTATGCCCATTATTTTAACAACAATGCTCATAGTTTGTTTGTTGGTTTCTAAATTGCTGTTCATTAGGCTATTTTTGATGTCCACTAGGTGCACATCAAGTTTATCTATTCGTGCTTCTAAATTATCTATTTTAGTTTCCAAGTTATTGTACCTTATGGCACATAATTCAACGTGGGCTTCTAAACTCTCTCTTTCAATTTCTGATGGTGACGACATCTGTTATCTTCCTGTATAAGTTAACGATGCGCTTCTGAGCCTTGATACTATGCCGTAATATGTGCCGTAATACATGATGTTGTTGCATCAACTATTATTTATACCCTAGTCTAACGTATTAAAGTATATGTTTTTGTAGGGACCCGAGGTGTAGAATAAGGGTTGAGGAAGGTCTACTGTTTCGTCTAACTTGATTATTACCGGGATTTGTGCAAAGTCATCTTCTAAAATTTGATAATCTGACATACCAACTTTATACAGGTCTTGAAATTCTACACTGAACTCAAATGACCATATTCTGTGCTTACCTTGATACACATCACCAAATTTAAAATTAGCAAGATCTTTTCTTATTGTTTGAAACTGGCGTATACTGAGTATTTGTGTGCGCAAACTTAGAACCTGCACCAATGTTTCCCAGTTGCGATGTTTATCACGCATCCTAGCCTGTTCTAGACTATAT